CTTACCGCAAATAGTGAGGAGCCTTGCGATGAGCTTGCAGTATTTCCATCACAACTTCTCGACAACCGAAAAGGGCGTCATCGGAACCGTGACCAGCATCGGCTCATCGGTCTTCTCCATGCTCCCGCACCTAGAAACAACTCTGCGCGTGGCAGGTCTAATCATCGGTATCTGCGTCGGCGTGGCGACCCTCATCAGTGTAGTCCACGACATCCAAAAGAAACGGAAGGAACTAAAGAAATGAGAAACTGGAAAACAACTAGCATCGGCGTCCTGACCATGCTCATCGCCGTCGCGACGGGCGCCAAGGAGTATCTCACGACAGACCAGATCCCCGACTTGGCGCTCATCATCACCAGCGTCCTCGCCGGCTGGGGCTTGGTGCAAGCGAAAGACAACAACGCACGCCTCTAAATGACGTGCCGCCCGAGTTTCGCTCTTACGCTGGCAGGCACGCTGTTGCTTGGTGGCTGCGTGAGCATTCCGCTGCCGCCGGTCAAGACGGCCAGCACGGAACCCGGCGACTGGGGATCAGTCAAAATTATGATCACCTACGTTCCGAACGTGGGCAACCTGCTAAACAGTTACAAAGAGTGGAGAAAACCAGAATGAAAACGTTCCTTGAAAAACAACTCGTCCGCCTGCTGCTTAGTCGTGGCGGTCCCATCGTCCAAAAAGCCGTCACTGCACTGGCCGCTGCTGCGATTACTTATGTCAGCCAAAAGCTCGGTCTAGACATTGCTGCTCTCGGCATCAACGAAGCTGTCCTCGCCGGGATCATCTGGGCGGTGATCGACATCGCCGTAACGAAGCTGCCGGCCAACATTCTGAAAGACTACGGCACGCAGCTTCAGAAGATGCTCAACGCTTACAGCCAGAGCACGCAGCTCGCGGTAGATGGCTTTGTTGGGCCTAAGACTGTTGATCTGGCGAACGCTGAACTGAAGAACCGATGATTCCAAAAGACCGGCCGCGCATCGAACGCACAACCACGGAGCAGCTATTGCGGCTCCGCAAGGTTAGCGACCCGGTGTGCTTGGTCGGCATTCGCGGGTATTACCGCGATACTATGGGCGCTGTCGGCAAACAAGATGTGGGCATTTACGATGACGCACTGGTGGTTGTCAGCCCTAACGTACACGCCGCCTTCAACGCCAACGTTGATCCGTCCCGCCTCGGCTGGAACGCCAGCGCGCGCAAGCCGATGGCACAGCTCAAACCCGGCGTCTACCGCTACAAGATCGGCCAGCACGGTATCTCTCGCGGCAACCCCTACAAGGCGCTTGTCCAAGCTGGGCCGGTCACGGTGATGCGCGGCGACAGCGAGGAGACAGGCCGCTTCGCCATTAACATCCATCGCGGTGGGAACACGACGACCAGCTCTGAGGGCTGTCAGACAATTCCGCCAGCGCAATGGCCAGCCTTCATCGCCCTCGTTGAGGCCGAGATGAAAAGGAACAACGCAAAAACACTCAGCTATGTGCTGGTGAGCAACTAATGCCTCTCGACTCGCCAATCCAGCGCGACGGTGATCGCGGCTTCCTCGGTTTCGCCTCGCGGCTGAATCCGCTGACGCTGCCCGCCGGAATGCTCCAGCTCGCCGAGAACGTGCGGCTGGATCGCGGGGTTGCGCAGGTGCGCAAGGGCGCATTGCGATTGGCCACCGGCATCAGCACAGAGGGCTCGGCGCTGGTATTGGACTTCACGCTGGCGGCAGACGTGGACGTCACCTCAATCACCCGCGTTGGCACGGCCGCCACAGTGACAACAACCGCCGCGCACGGCTACACCGGAACGCCTGTTGTCAACATTAGCGGAGCAACCGATCCGCTCTACAACGGCGACTTCACCATCGCGGTGACGAGCACTACGCAGTTCACCTACACTATGACCGGCACTCCGGCAGCCAACGCCACCGGCACGATCTTGGCGAACAAGGGACCAATCGTCCGCAACGTCTACACCGGCGGCATCTTCGGAGCGGGCGTCTACGCATCCAAAAACTACGACAGCGCCGACGAGTATATCGTCTTGTGCGGCCCCGACCGGGCGTTCTTGTGGCGTGAAGACGCGACAGCAGCAACGCCCAGCACGCTGCCAGAGATAAGCTACCCAACGTCCGGATCGGCCGAGACCATTGAGCCGACCGACACCGTCTCGGTGGTGCAGGCTTTTGACCGTCTCTATGTGCTGCGCGAAGCTGACCAGACTGTCGCAGGATGGGGCGCCGTGTATCGCGGCACCGGCGTCACGGCGGGCACTTGCACAATGACCATCGCCTCGCCGGCTGTGGTCACCAAAACGGCGCACGGCTTACTGGCGGGCATGCCGGTGGTCTTCAGCACGACCGGGGCACTGCCGACCGGACTGACGGCGGGCGCGATCTACTACGTCATCTCGACAGGGCTAGGCGCAAATGACTTCCGCGTCAGCACATCGGCCGGCGGGGCAGCGGTCAATACCAGCGGCACGCAAAGCGGGACACACACCGTGACCCCGGTCTCGGCTATTGTCAGCACGACCACGGCGACTATTTACAGCAAGGCGCATGGCTACTCGGCCGGACAGCGTGTGCGGCTAGAAGGCTCTGCGGTGTCAGCGTTTGCCGGACATGAATACGACATCTTGGCCAGTCCAGCGCCGACCGCCGACAGCTTTGCTGTCACCGTGCCAAATCCGACGAGCAATGACATCACTGCCGATTTGTCCATCCGTAAGGTCAAGCCGCCCATCTACTGGACCGGCAGCGGCGACTTTGTGCGCTCGCCAGCAGGAGTGCCAACCGGCCTTGGGCCTACCTACAAGAGCATGCGCTCGGTGGGCTGGGCCGCGTTCATCAGCAACCGCTTGGTCATTCCCGATGGGCGCACGCAGATAATGATTTCGGACTGGCTCGACGGCGACACCTACGATCCGGTGTGGTCTTCGTTCCGCGCTGGCTCTGGCGGCAACGACTTCATCGTGGGTGTGCATCCTTGGGTGGACAACACGGCCCTCGTCTTCTGCCGCAAGTCTGTCTGGCTGGCCGTCCTCGCGCAGTTCCCAAGCACCGACGGCGGCGCGATGGACGTGGATACGGCTGTCGTCAGAATGGAGCTGGTGACAGACGAGATCGGCTGCAGCGCCCGCGACACCATCGTCACGGCAGGCAATTATGTTTTCTTCTTGAGCGACGCCGGCGTGTATCGCCTCGACACCAAGCTCGACCTCAAGCTGCGCGGCGACACCAAGCCGCTCTCCGACCCCATCGCCGACCTGTTCGCCGGCGTCAACGCCAGCCGGGTGAACAAGGCTTTTGCGATCTGGCACGACAACAGATACCTGCTTGCCCTTCCGACCACAGCCGACGCGGCAGACGGCAACGACTTGGTGGTCTGCTACAACGCGCTCAACGACCAGTGGGAGTTCCGCGACAGCTATACGATCGGCGTTGACCAGATTGTGGTCAGCACCTACGCCAACCGGCGCCGCGTCTTCAATGTGCGCAACAGCGGCAGCCTCTATTTGCTAGACGAAAAAGACAGCGGCAAGGACGACACAGCATCGACCGGCACCGAGTTTACCGTCACTGGCAGGATCAAGACGCGGCGCTACGACTTCGGCGACATGCACAGCAAGCGGTTCCTGCGAGTGATCGCGGACACCGTCCTGCCGAGTGGTTCCAGCGTCACGTCGAAGATAGTAACGATCAACCCAGACACCGAGACAACCATCGGCGCCCTGACCAACAGCACCGGCGGCAGCGAGGACTACAACATGAAGACGCCAGTGCGCTACAAGGCGCACGCCGCCGAAGTAATTTTTGAGATGACCAACGGACGGCCGGAATTGCGGTCGGCCAGCATTGAGGCCAGCCCCAAGAGCTTGCCCCCAACAGAAACACGAAACGCAGCTTAAACTATGGCAACAATCACCGTAACACCCAGCAAGACCTTCAGCTCCGGCGAAGTCGTCACCGCAACAAAGCTCAACCTTTTGGGCGCGCCGACAGTTGCCGTCAGCGCCATCGCAGCCGCCGATCTTGCGGCAGACAGCGTGACTACGGTGAAGATTGCGGACGCCAACGTGACACCCGCGAAACTGTCTCAGCCTCTCACGCTCCTCGCTGCGCAACCCACAACCAGCGGAACCGCAGCTACATTCTCAAGCATACCATCTTGGGCAAAACGCATCACGATGATGCTGAGTGGCGTTTCAACAACCGGAACCGGCAATCTGTTGATTCAACTTGGCGCAGGATCTACAGCAATCACCGGCTACAGCTCTTACGGAATGAGCTTCGGCAGCAGCGGCGGTAACGGAGCGGGGTTTGATAGTGGCTTTGGAATCAAGGCCAACGCCAACGCGGCTGACTTATACTCGGGCTTGATGACAATCACCAATGTCTCAGGAAACACATGGGTTGCTCACGGAGGATTTGGAAACTCTGCAACTTCGACCGGTTTTTTTAGTGCGGGCGGCGTAACGCTGTCAGGAGCACTGGATCGCGTCCGAATTAGCACTACTGGCGCAGACACCTTCGACGCCGGATCTGTAAGCGTCATGTACGAATAAGAGGAGAAATTATGGCAAAGAAGAAAAAATCTAGGAGCAGATCAGAGCCAGCAATGGCGGCGCCGCTCGACTACGCGGCGCTTATGAACTCGGCCAACCAAAGCGCGGCGGCGGCGGCAGCGGCGCAAGTGCAGGCGTCTGTCGCGGCGTATCCCGAGCAGGAACGTCTGCAGCTTGAGACGATCCAAAAGATCGCCGGCAACCTCGACAACCAATACACCCGCGATGCCCTCGCTGGCGTGAACCGCAC